GCCTTCCATAATGTTAAGGAATGCGTTGCCTCCAGTACCTGTACCATTAATGGCAAGGTCCTCAATGTCATTTGCGAATGCGTTGGTCATTAGACGAACAAGGTGGTCCTCAAGGGCTGCACCTTCAATGTTGTCTTCCAATGCCTCAGCAGAAACTTCCCAGTCAAGGCGAAGCTTCTTTGTTGTTAGTTCAACCTTAGCAAAGGTTGCACCTGCGTTTGTGTATGTCGCGTTAGCCTGGTTTGCAGCACGAATAACTCGTTCTCCAACGTTGACCTTTTCGAGTTCCATTGTGTTGGCTCTCATTGTGACTCTACGACCATCTTTAGCGAGAACTGTACCGTCCCAAACATAGTCAATAAATCTACGAGCCTGTTCAGGTCGTAGAATACCACTACCTGCATCACCCGAAGGATTTACGGCGTTTGATCCAGTTGTAACACCAAAGTTTGCGGTGGGGATGTTTCCAAGTGTATCTGCACCTGGGTTAGCAACACCACCAATTCCTCCAGATGCAAATGCACCTTCGCCATTTGTTTCATTGGCTCCTGCACCTGGATAATTTTTGATAATCTCTTCCGACATTTTGTCACCTCCTAAGTGATTTTTTTTATTTGAATAGATCGGCAGTTTTGAGGAAACGTCCGTCCCATAGGGATTTCTCAATCTTATCTGATTGATTTTCCTGTACGATCTCGCCTAGATCGCCAGATTTGCGGAAAGCGGTATCTGCTTCAACAGCGTCAACTCTCTTTCCAAACTCGTTAAACTCGCCCTTGGCTTCTGTTACCTCATTTTTTACAGAGTCAATTGACTTGCTTAATTGTGCAATTTGTTCAGCTTGTGCCTGAACAACTGCTGTTAGATCGCTAAAGGCTTTTGTAACGGTATCCTTGATTTCAGCAACTGCGTCTACAAGAACATCGTCTGACTTGGATACTGAATCAGCCTTCTCAGCAACTTCTTCATCAGCAACAACTTCTTCAGCTGCTACCTCTTCAGTTACCTCTTCTGCTACTTCAACATCTGCCTCTGGAGCGACCTCAGCTTCGACAGCGACTTCTTCTACTGTCTCAGCGACTGTTTCATTTACTTCATCAGTCATAGGACTTACCTCCTTAGTTATCTTAGAAGTATTAATGCCTTTAGCACTATCTACTAAGAACTTTACCATTTCTGGTTTTTCTGCATCTGACTTTTCTACAAAGCCGATGTTTTTCATTTCAGCACCAGTTGTTGGGCTGAGTTCGGATTCGTTTGCTGAGAGCATTACGATACCGTTTGCTTCGTCCCAGAAAACATTTTCAATTTCTACGTCCATGCTATCTCCTGTGATTACGTCAACACCGTCTACCTTTTCGACAGACAAAACATTTGCAAACTGATTTGCAGGGGTATCAACTAGTGAAAGCTCTACAAGATCATAGTCTTTAATGATGCGAACAGTGGCATCCATTTTTTCGTCAAAGGCATCGTCCCACTGGTTCATCTTTCCACCAATTGAGAATCCTGAGAGTGTTCCATCTAGAACCTTTTCCCAAGTGTCTTGAGCACCCTTTGAGATGTATGTTGAAACATAAACACCTGAATAGAACTTCTTTGACTCTGGGTCAAAGTACTTGTCCTCTTTGAATGACACCATTTTACCTACCGCTTTGGGCTGGTGCATTTCACGAATGTTACCACGGAACTTTTCAAAAGCTTTCATTGAAGCTTCTGGAGTAACGATGTCGTTTTGCTTGTCAAGGTTATCAAGCGTAGCAAAGCCAGAGACGATACGTCGCTCTTCGTCAACTTTTGAGAACGGCATTGACAGGCGAACGTTGTCGCCATCTGTGTTCCAGTGGGCTTTAGAAATAGTCATATTAATTAATTATATACCGTTTTTTACAATAATGTAACATTGTTATTACATTTAAATTATAACACAGTTTATGCTGACGATCTGCCTTCGCCCTGTGCGTTTCTTCCAGTGGTAGTTGATGTGCTATCTGAATTATTGTTTGTACGCTCTGTGTCACGCTGTCTATTGTTTGCTAGATTAGCACGAGCGTCAGTTGCTTGACGTGGTGTCATTTGAAATACCTCGTCACCGTCTGCACGTTGAGGAAGTCCAAGTTGATCTCTAGCCTCGTTAGGAGTAATAATCTGTGTCTTAACGTAGCGTTCTAGAATTTGTGACTGTGAAATTTCATCTGTAAGAGTTAGCTCGTTAAACTTAAACTCTAGAATATCTGTCTTCTCTTTAATAATCTTGCTAAGAACTTTCTCAAGATTGGTTTGTGCAGGACGTGCAACCTGTTCCTTGAATGTACGGTCTTGTGCGAGAGCAGCAGCAATGCTTGCAGCATCTCCACCACCAATCTTTGACAGTGGAACTTGATGTGCAACAAGAATGTCGTCACGATTGCGGATTCGATACTGGTCAAATGATGCCTCTTGAACGTTATTCTCAATTGGCTCCATCTTAAACTCTACCTTGTTGTTATCAGAGTCTGCTGGCAAAGGAATATAAAGTGTTCTGTGCGACTGTCCCTTTAGGCTGGTCTGCAAGAAACGGAACATTTTTTCTTCGGCATCGTCTGAAAGCTTTGCACCCTTTAGAGTTATAACGTAGCGAGGAACAGCCTTATTGCTAAAGTAGTCAATGTTGTATTGTGAAGCAAGCTGATCTCCGTGAAGAGATGAGATCGCAGACATAATATCTGGGATTCCGTAGTATGTGTTGAGTGGAGAGTATTCTTTGTAGTGAATAATCTCATTGGGTCGTGGGTCGTCAGTTACTGGGTTTGGGTTAGCTGCCCCGAAATTTCTGAAGTAGACAACCTTATTGCCGATAATCTGAACGTAGCCATCTTTTAGTCTACGGACTCGCATTGTGGTTGAGGGAATGTGACCAACATATCCAATCTCACCTGTTACTGTGCGACCAATTTCAAGGTATCCATTTCCTGTAGCCTGAACATCTGTATAAAACTTCATCATTGTGTTTGTAAAAGAATCATCATCATTGAGTGTCTCTATCCATTCACGCATTGCAATTCTTGCACGTTCAATACGCTTACGTGCTTTTTCTGCAGCCGAATCTGTAGAGCCTTCAAGAGCGAACATTGTACTCTTGGTTGGATGGAAGTCATATCCAAGCCCAACAATGTTTTCTACCTTTGCATCAATAGCGGCATGGTTAGCAAAAGAAGTATCGTAATAGTTAGCAAGTTCATAAAGATTCCAGGGTGGGGTAATTACATCGAAAAGACCGTAACCATTGTGGTAAACAGTTCCAGGATTAATCTCCTTTGAACGTGCTCCATTAAATCCTGTACTTGTAGCCATTGCACTGTCAAGGTAGGCAGGTGTTATGTCTACAGCCTTTGACATTCTTGTTGCACGACGTTTAAAGTTTGCATTAAGACCAGACAGTGACTTAATTCCGTCCCAGTTTTTGATGAAAGGATCTTGTGCCTTAAACACATTTTCTTCTTCTGCAAAGTTATCCATCTTTGCACGAATAATGTGTTCCATAGGCTCTTCTCTCATTAGTCTTCATCTCCATATGCATTTAAAGTATTCTTTGCAGCAATGACTGCACCAAGGTCATTCATATTTGGAATTAGCCCCTGCTTCATACGGTCAATCTGCTCTGAGTGAGTCTCCTCTGAAATCTGTCGTGTGTTTGGGTAGAAGATAGCCTGACCCTCTGCCTCGCCATAATATGCGGCGGCATCCATAAGTTTCTTTACACGTTCGTGATCATTCTTGTACGCCTCAATAGAAAGAACGTTGTTGTCACCGTCAGTAAATGGCTTACCGTTTGCTTTTACCCAAATGTATGTACCGAAGTCTGAGTATTCTTCTTTGACTACTGTTAGCTTTGCTTTACCAAGAGCTTCCTCAATTGGATCTATTTTTTCTTTTTCCATAAACACTAGTATAACATATTACTTAACTTTTTGTCCTGTGAACTGTATAGTAATTGGAGGAAAATACGCATTTTCGTTAACAGTGTTTCCATTTGTTGGTGCTCCATCAACATTTAGGTATGTGGTATACCTATAATTTGATAAATCTAGGGGTATATTGGTTTGAGCTGGTGATTTTATACTAGCTCCAAAGTATGCACGATAAACGTCTGAAAGATTTTTTCCAAGACCTTCTGCAACTGAATCTGAATAAATATCGAACCAGGTTGCGTTTGCTGGTTCATAAGTTGTTGAGGTTGTTTCTGTCCATGTCTCAGTATCTGAATTAGTTTCTCTATCCAAAACAGTACCCCAGTCAGTTGGAGTAACCTTGTTTGCATACTCTTCTTCTGAAACCTGATAATGTGAAATATTATTAACCAGGAAAGGACCAGTTATTCTAATTGTTCCAACAGTTTTGTCAAAAGATATCGATGGGTCAAACTTGATTGATACAAAATTCCAGTTTCTATAGAAAACATTGCCGTCTGTAGTGACTACACCAGATGGAGTTAAGTCGGGCAATCCGTTTATATGTAGATCTAAATCTAAATAAACACTGTTAGTGGTTAGATTTTTTACATAAACATTTGCTTTTGTATTATCTCCAATTCCATCGACCATTACAGCAAACTTGTCAGCACCCTCGTCTCCAATTCTTAAAATTTCTTGAGGACCTGAAGAAAATGCTTTGTCGTAATAAAAACCAAATTGCAGGATGTCAAGATAGAAGAATCTTTTCTTTGACTCGTTAAAGGATAACTCTATTCCACGAGTTCCATCAAAGGTTGATCCTAACAACTGAATACCACTTGTTTTGTTTAAATAAAGGTATGGGGTCTTTCCTTTATATGTTACAAATGGGTTTATGGATTTATCATAAACAAACTGTGATCCAGACTTGGTGTAAGGATAAAGGTCTCTACCAAGCTTTGAACCAATAAGTGTTTTTGAGTCTTGATTTAAAGATTGTGAAGACAGTTGCATATTTCTAATCTTTACTGGATTTCTAAAAATACCTGGGACCTTCATTTCAAATCTAACGTTTATTGCAAGTTCTGTAAAATCGTTAACACTTGGAATATAAACTATTGAACCATCCACTACCTCATAAATTTGTGTAGCCCAGGATGCATTTGAAGAAACTACCTTTGTTGATGGTAAATTATACAATGATCTTGAAAGATCTGATGTTGTTAGCAATGGCTTTGTTAGTTCTGAAAAATATACATATGTTTTTACCATTTCATTTACGGTAGAAACATTTGATGAAACTATTGACTCAGAAGCTGGATAGTCAACATTGAATTGAATAAAGTCAAGCGAGTAGTTTGTGTTTGCAATACCAGAATTTTTTGCTAATAGCGTAAGTGGAATATAGTCTTCCCAATATGAATATGTGGCAATATCAAGTGCGAATGACCCAAGGTTATAAACACCAAACAAGGTATAGTTTGCATAATTTTCTAATAGTAGTGCCTGGCTTGAGACTAAACCGTTAGTAAATGAGGTTTTAATTAAATCATAATTTTTTGCATTGGAGAATCCGATCTTGTAAACTTTGCCAGAATAGCCATTAGTAAAGCCATTCTCACCACAAAAATAAAGTTGAAGGCTTGATTTGTTGCCAAAGAAAGACTTCATTTGACTTGTTGCAGATGCATTATTTAAAAGAGCTGGAATGTTTATTCCTGCTCCGTACTCGTTTGCAGAATTGTATATTTTAAAAATAGTTTCATTAGCTGCTGGCAAGGTTGTATATTTTAGTGCAGCATATAGTGCATCTAAGCTATCATTTATCATATTTAGTTTGGGAAATGATATGTAGGTGTCTACCCCCCAGTTTGTAGGATTCATTTCAAAAAAGATAGAGTTATCTATCAATTCTCCAGCTGCTAAATCTGCAGCAACGGTCTCAGTATTATTTTCTTCTTGTGCATCATACCAGTCCATAATGTCTCTTGTTTCTTCAAATACTAAAGTAGGCAGAACATAACTTGGAACAGAAAGTGCAGAGTTTACAGATGATACATTATCAAGTACGCCGTTTTGCCAATCGTACTTATCTGGATAAGAGTAGTTGTTTGCATACTTAGAGAAAGAGTAGTCCATTACTACTGGAAGAGATGATTCTCCTGTGCCAGCAACTTCTGGAGAATCGACAGACTGACCCCAAATAAATCTTGTTTTTGCTTCTTCAACATCTACACGGTATGGAAAAATTGATACACAGTCTACATTTATTGGGGAAACATCTGCATAAGCATAAAACCCTATCCAGTCTTGATTTTGAGATGTGTCGTTATACTTTGTTGGGAAATTAATTGACATTGTATCTAAAAGAATTGTTATAACCTGCTCACCATTAATCATAACGAAAGCACTATTGTTAGATATGCCAATGTGAATAAGCATTGGTCTTCCCCACTCACCAACAAAGTGTGATGCAACATAGTCTTCAACTTTTAAAGTTAAGAATGGACCATTTACATAAAGACCATCTGTTGAAGAAATTGGTCCAATAATTTTTTTAGGAATACGAACAGATCTTGCTTCTATTCTTACCCAGGCTTCGAGGGTTATCGACTTTGCTTTACCATCTTGATTAAACAATCCAAATCCTGGAACTATCAAGGATGGGTTATCTCCTGCTACTGGAGCAATTGATGTAATATTTTCTGCCCCATAAACAAGCGGTACGCCATAGTTTGTTGCACCTAAGCTGCTAGATGAAGATCCAATATAATATGCAGAAAATTGAGAGTCTCCATATGATTTTGTTTCATAGGAATATGTGCTTGTTAGTGGAATATTTGCAGGGGTTGTTACAAATCCAGAGGATGGCAAAGTTTCATCAAGGGACCACACCGCAGAGGGTTGTCTTGAAAACGCCTTGTTTGCATAAAGATTCTGAGCCATAATTGTTCTAATTAAGTTTACCACACTAGAAGTATCTGATATAATGTTTATATAACTAACAGATGGAGAGACAATGCATTTGCATATCGCTACCCCAATGTATGGGGGAAATTGTAAAGGCGTATATCTAGATGGTGTGATGGCTCTTACCTTTGAGCTTGCAAAGCGAGGGTATCAGGTATCATTCTCTAAGATCTACAACGAAAGCCTTATTACTCGTGCTAGAAATAATCTAGTACACGAGTTTGAAAAGTCTGGTGCTGATGCACTACTATTCATTGATGCTGATGAAGGATTCGACCACATGGATGTTATTTCCATGATTGAATCTGGCAAAGATGTTATTGGTGCTATCTACCCAATGAAAAACATTAACTGGGATAATGTTCGTCGTGCAGCAGTTGAGGGTAAAGAAAACCTAGAACAATATTCTGGATTCTTTGCTATGAACATGCTTCCTGGCGAAACAACCTTTCAGTTAAATGAGCCAGTGCCAGTTACAGAGGTTGGAACTGGTATGTTGTTTATCAAGAAGGAAGCATTTGAGATGATGAAGCCACATTGTGGATCGTACATGCTAAATACTTCTACTGGAGCATTTAATCCAGATGCAATGGTAACTGAATACTTTAAGACAGATATTACAGAAGACGGAATTCTGTTGTCTGAAGACTACTGGTTCTGTCGTAAATACCGTGAAATTGGTGGAGAAGTATTTGCTGCCCCTTGGGTTAAGATTGTACACGCAGGAGAATACATCTTTGGTGGAAGCTTTGCCTCTACAATGATGCTTACTGCAGAAAAAGTCGAAAACACTAAACCTAAAACTAAAAAGAAATAAGGAATAGCCCCGAAAGGGGCTATTTTTTTTATTCTAGAGTTTCTGGAACTTCTCGTGGTATCCATTGACCATCAATAAATGTTGAACCAATTCCAGGAATGCTCTTATCAAACTCTATAAAAGAATACCCTTCTTCTGGAAAAAGTTGGGATATATCTTCAATAACAAGACTATCCACAATAACATTATTATATACAATATAGTAATTTTTCATTATGCGTACAGCTCCAATATAACTATTCCAGGCGTTCCATCTCCACCAGCTCGACCTGTTCCAGTGCTGTTTCCACAAGCTGCACCAGAACCTCCG